GGTGATGTCGGTTGCAGGTGTAAGTTGTGAGATTTTTTTAGACATATTAGGATTCTAGGGTCATTATTATTTCAGATTCAGTCATGATCGCAGGTTCAGACTCGGTGGTGAATGGCTCGCCAGGCTCTGTTGCGTTGTCTTTGAAAGGAGATTGTGTGGCGGCATCGCCAAACCTTCCGCGGTTCGCCGATCCAAAGCGGGACATGATGAGGCGTGAACGGCCCATAATGCGCGACCATGCGGGATTCTCACGGCTGCCGCATTCCTGGGCGTCGACTTGGCGGGCTTCACCTAGAGCGCGGCGGAAGCTCCCTTCCATCTGCTGCGCCTTTTCAGCGCTGCCTTGCAGTGGAACTGCCAGCTTTGCAGCCAAGCGGCAGGTAATAGCCTGCTGCAACAGCGCCCCAAGCATGCCAATCGGCACCTTGGCGATGTAACGGATCGTGCAGGTGGACGAGTCGCTCGCGAGCATCATGCCTTCGAGCTCGAAATACTCGTCAGAAGTTCCCCATTGCTCGCCGTTGATTTCAAGAACGCGCAGGCAGTCGGCAGGGAGTTGATAGTAAAAAGACAGTCCGCTGCTAGGAGCGGGAGAAGCCTGGGCCAGCGTCGCGCGCAAGGTGCTGCGGTTCCACCGGCCAAGACTCAAGACCTCGGCAACCGCCGTTTCTGCGAACTGCTTGCACAGGCGCGCCGGCTTGCTGCCAACCTCATCGATGCTGGCAATCGGCATTTCGCCCAGCATGGACAATGCGTGGTTCGCGAGATCGGTGTTGGTGGTCATGCGGAAAATAAATCGGGCAGCCTTGCTGCGCCAAAAAAAGAAAGGGAGAAGCCCGGCCCCAGTTTCCCAGGGCCGAGCCGGTTAGGTTACTGACCCACGGTCGAGCAACGGACTTCGAGGACGCCTTCGTCATAGAGACGAGTGGCACCCCAGCCCCATTCGGTGCGGAGCTGCACGTCGTGGCGATAGTTTGGCAGCTCGTCGACCCAGGCTTGTGGAGCCTCGGCGATACCGAAGACCACCGAGCTGCGCGCGAACGCGTAGCAGGAGCGGTAAGCGGTACCAGCGCTGCCGCCCGTAGGAAGCAGAGCTGGGTTGACAGCCTTGATGGCGATACCCATCAGGTTGACCACAGCGCCGGTGTTGAGCATGCGCAGCGCCTGGTAGTCGGTGCTGGTGAACTTCGTTTCGCGAAGCAGCGCTGGGATCTCGTTGTGGGAGATGATCAGCGTCACATCGCTTTGATTCTCGATGTCTTGTCCGGTCACGTCGGCAACGCCGAACTTGCGGATAATTTCGAGCATCTTGTCGAAGGTCAAACTGCTAACCGCCGCGGTGCCGGACGACACATAGTCGGTGGCAATCGTTTGGGTGGTTGGCAGAGTGACCAGAGTCGCACCAGCTTTGCCGGTTTGGACCGAACCGCGGATGCCGTCGATGAGGACTTTATCCCGATCACGTCCAGCGGCAGCAAGTTGCTGACGGAGGATTTGCGAGTGAGGGGAACCGATCGAACCGAGTTGGATCGCGTCGCGACGGTCGATGAAGTGAGCGGAGTCCTTGAACGCCACTTTGAGCCAGCGGTGCTCAATCAGTGGCGCGCCAACCGTGGTGGCGACCAAAGAACCGGTGCTAGCTGCAACGGCATTGGCGTCGACAGGCTTGAGGATTTGATACCGTTTGCCATCACCTTGGATGGTTTCGGTGTTGACGTAACTCTCAAGACGAGAGCCGAGTTGTTGCATGCCGAGTTTCCACTCGTCACTGTACAGGTTGGGGAAGGAATCAGGGATTCCAGAAGCGTATGAAGGCATAATTTTATTTAATTAGGAGTTTGATTTGGTTTTCACTGGCGTTTGCGAGTGTCCACTAAAAGCGGGTCGCCTCCGTCCATTGCTGAACGTGGCACTCCTAACTGGGCCGCCTTGCAGCGGTTATCCTTCAGAGCACGGGTTTATCTTATCCATGCCTTTCCATATCTCTACTTTGCTGCTGGAAAGCAAAACGCCCGCACCCAACAAAGCGTTGAATACGGGCGATTGATTGAAGCTTGGATTTATTTAAATGCTTACCTACCCGCGCGCTTCGATTGGGCGGCATCAAGCTCGTAAAGCGCCATCACACGCTTGCTGGCATCGGGATCATTCCGCCACTTGGGATTCGCCTTCATGATCTCGGTAGCTTGTTGGCGAGGACTGTGGCTGCCATTGGCGACCTCGTTACCAACACCGGGCAATGGAGCCTCCCGCAGAGCGCGCCTGGCCTCGTCGATCACGCGAACCACCTTGGGATGCGACAGAGCGGCCTGCATCGCTGGATCAGCCAATTCATCGGCCGCAAATCGCGATTGAACAAACGCGCGGTTAGCTTCCAGGCGCGAGTCGTAATGATCGCCCCATTCTTTCTGGAAGGTTTGCTCAGATGATTGCGCAAATTGTGCGACCTTCGCGTTGAAGGCATCAAAGGCGCCGTCGCGTTGACCGCCGAGACTGTCGATGTGCTTTTGGATCAGCTCCTGGGCAGCCGCGACTGGGATGTGGTGTTTATGAAAAATCTCCGCATATGGTTTCATCGCTGACTCGTCCCACTGCACGCCTTCTGGAAGTTTCTCCGGCTTGTAGGCGTATCCCTCCAAGTCGTCAGGAACGCCGGCGTCACGACGAAACGAGGCAATATCGTCTTCGCTTGCTCCCGCCTTGGGATAACTGATCCCCGTGGACTTCTTGCCGACAAAACCAAGGGTGTCGTCCATCATTCGCATAAGGGTTGCTTCGTCCTTGGCCGTTGCCGCTTTCGTAGCAAGTCGCTCGAACCCGGCTTCACGCAGACTCTCGGTCCAACCTTCATTGAAGGTGCCGCCTTTCTGAACATGGTCGCCGAACCAGCCCGACTTCGCAGGCTCGCTGGTCGCGGCCGCGGGAGAGGCGTTGGCTCCTCCCATGAATCCGCCTGGTGACGGGGTTGGAGTGGTGTTTTGTGGGGTGGAATCTCCGACAGGTGCCGGAGCCGTCTCAGTCGCGCTGGTGGTATCGCTCATAATGGAAAATCAAAATCCGGCTTGGCCTTGCGGATCAGCTGGAGCAGGTGGGCGACTACCGCTCGTTCGCCGTCGCGCACCGCAGCGCGCAAAGCGTTCACATCGCCCCGATCGGTGGAGATGAATGTGCGGCCCAGCAGGTCAAACCGCTGGACCAGGTACTTCAGTATCTCCTGCCCCGTCTCAGTCCCGAAGACCTCCACCATTTGATGGCAGAGTCGTTCATGGTCTTTGCGCCGGTTGTCCTGGGACAACTGGGAGATCGCTTGCTTTTCGCTAATGCTACTCATCGGGCTTGATTGATCGCGTCACCCATCTGCTGGCGGGCATCAGCGGGAATGCTGCCGACCTTCTGGGCGACGTTTGCGGCTTGTTCAGCCTGCTGCATTTGCGCTTCCTGAGCCCGTTGTTGGGCCCGCGCGACTTGGATTTCCTCGATGGCTTTCTTGGAACGAATCCATGTCTCGGGCAGCCCGCCATTGCGTGCGCTTTCACGAACGATCGTTGGCATATCGAGGGCGTCGACGGCTTCGGGGTAGAGCTGGATCATCGGTTGAACCATGCCCATGAATTCCATCAGGCTGCCGTTCTCACGCGCCTGCATGGCCAGCATGATTCGGTTCTTGTAGAGCATCGACGGCGAGGCGATCGCCATCCGGTTGCCGCCCATCATTCGCATCACGCTCGGCGGCGGCGGTCCAAATTGATTGTTGCGAAGCAGCACTCCGAACACGCGAGACAAGACAGGGTCTAGCATCTCCGAAACGAGCCGCCCAAAGATTGGCGAAAACTGAGTGAGCTTTTCACCTGCGACCAGGGACGCTTCGGTTGCTGTCATCGGCCCGCGTTGCATCGCGCGGTTGGCAAACAGTTGGAAAAGATCGACGTAGAACGATTGCTCGACCTGGGTGCGCTTGTCGGCCATCCGGTCCTTCGCCACATCGTAGCGGCCAGCCGTCGCCCACTCGCGCAGCATCGCCGCACTGTTAGGATCGGTGGAATCGACGTAGGTTATTTCGAGGGCGCCTTGGCCAATCTCGCCTTCGAGGCTTGATGGGGCGATGAGCGGCGGAAAGACCGACTTCTCAGTCGCTACATCCGCCAGCTCGTTGAGGAATTGAAGTTGGCGCGCATCGCCGGCGGCGAGTGTGCCTGGGCCAAATCCCCACACGCATCGACCAAACCGGCGGAACCGGTGAACGGCGAATGGGAATTCATCGTAGCCGCTCTCCTGGACGACCATCTTGGATTTCTCATGAACAACCACGGATTGCCACGGCTTGCGCAGGTTCTCGGGGTCTTCGTCATTCGCGCGATCTATACGGCGTTTAACGGCATGGACAAAATCAAACAAGTCGCTCACGGCGCCAGGCTGTGCGAGCTTGCTGATGATCTCAGGCGGGAGATTCTCCTCACCGAATTCTTCAGCGGCTTGCTCCGCGGTCAGGTGGAGGTCACGGTAGAGCGCATTGACGCGCCCCTTAGCATCCTCCGAGATGTAGTAAGTCTTGATCGGTTGATGGCGGAAAAACAATTCGCCGCGATCATCCAGGTCGCCACAGAACAAGGCCGCGGTGCCGAAAACCGGCGATTCAATGTAAGCCTCTTGGATTTCTTCGTAGAAATTTGACGACTCGATGAACTCGCGAGCGGTCTCACTCGCTTGCCGATAGAACCGGACTGCATCATCATCCTTGCGAAGCTCGCGCGGTGGCTGGAATTCAAACCACATCTCCTCACGCGGAGTGACCAGGCTTGCTAGTCCATTAGCCAAAGTCAGTGCGGCTCGTCGCGGCGAGGAGTCGAACATCTTTTCCGCCGATGGAATATCGGGGATTCCACCGCCGGTCATCAATCGGAATGGCATGAAGAGATTCGACAGCTCATCCCAATGCCCCTCCAGCGCGGTGCGCCCAGCCTTGAGCGAGTCGCGCGCCTTGATGATGTCGATGCCGTTCATCATTTAGAAGTGCTGCCGAGGAACGAACTTGCGCCGCTATTCGTGGACGATGCCACGCCCAGCGGTTGACCCACCAAGAACGTCTTGTTGTTACTGCTGCGATTCTTCAGCTTATCGAGCATTGAGTCGGAAGCTGTATAGGCATCCGCGGTTTTAGGTGCGGGTGGTGCAGGCGGCGGCGGCGGTGGAGCTTTAGGTGAAGAACCCATGACGCAGCAGTATGCAAAGCTATTTAGCGTCCCGCTACTTTGCTGCTGGAAAGTGAAATCGCTTCAGTCGACCTCGCCGGTGGAACATCAGCCAGGGAAGTGGGTAAGGAACGAGCCTTTGCCACGCACTCATGCTACCGGCGTAAAGCCACACATGCCAGGCGTCGCCATGCTCATCGACCTGCCATGGATCGCAGATTCTCGCCTCATCCCAGTCGCTGGAAGCCTGACGCCCCATCAGGAAGAAATCGTGACCGCTGAAAACGTAGCCGACTTGCAGGTGCGCCTCGACCACCTCCACGAATGGATCGTCGGGACAATGTTCCAGGTGCCACCGCGCGGCTCGCTCGTATGGGCTCATTCCGCAATGGGCTGTTGGTGGTTCATTTTGCGGGGGTGCGGGGGTATGTTTCAGTGTTTTAAAAAACGGATCGCTAGGCGGAGTGCTCGCAGATCCACTACTTTCATTCTTTTTTTCTAATTCATAGGAAACATACTACCGCACCCCCGCAGTTATGGGCTCATCTCGTATAGCGCCCAGCCCGCGCCTTGGTCTGACGTTGGTGCGCCGGTCGATATTCTCTGATCACTTCCGCGTGACCTTTGAGGAGTCCGTTGAGCATCGCCTCGGCCAGCATTCGGAATGCGTCCGCATCATGACTTGACCAATCGTGAACAGGATCGCTCGAATTATACGTCTCATGCTTGGTGGTTCGGGTGTGATAGCTCTCCAGCGCCTCCAACAGCGCGACCGTAGTTCCCTTCCGAAAGACCATCCGCGGCATCAGCTCGACCGCTTTGTTGATGCCTGGCCAGACATCGCGGCACCGCGGAACGATCCGGATTCCTTCGAGCCCCGCTTGTTGCATCTGCTGTTGGAAATTGAGCCCGCTCTTCTCCTGGGCCGCGGCATCATGGGGGAAGAAATGGGTGCCGTAGGGATAACCTTTGGCCAGCATGTGTGCTACCCGCTCCGCCGGCGTGTAGTCCAGATTCGCATCGTGGTCGATGACATGAATCTCGCGCCCGACGAACTGCCAGTAAATGCACCGAGTGTTCTTTGGACTACCGAGGTCCCAGCTCGTGTGCACCTGGCTTGACCGGTCCCAGGGGAAATCCAGAATTCGCCCCTCCCGCAGCGCAGTCTCACAATGCCGAGCGTAGATCGCTCCTGGTATACCCACCGAGAAGTCACACTCGTATTCCTGCTGGAAGATATCAGGACTGGCCGTGTTGCGCCGGATGTCATCGAGCTCCGACTCAGGAATGATCCCGCTGTCGCTCGCTCGAAGCACCAACGAAAACCAATCCTCGGAAGTGCAAGCCATCTGGTGCGTCCGATAGAAGGCGTTGCGCCCTTTGGGTGTGCCAATAAAGGTTGCCCAGCCCTGGTAATCGCTCAGGCACGGACGGATCACGCTCGGCCAAGCGTTCGGGTCGATGTCGGCGCTCTCATCGATGATCACCCCGTCAAAGTAAATCCCGCGCATCCGCTCATAATTGTCGCCCGAGTAAAGCCGGATCGATGCCTTGTTGGGGAGAATGATCGCCAGATCGCTCTGGTTGATCGTCACGCCTGGTATCTGCGCGCAGAAATCCTTTAGATACGCCCACGCCACATCCTTCGCCTGGTCGCGCGTAGGAGCGATGTAAGCATAACGCAGCGGCGGCCCTTGCCGCTGATAGGTGTTGGCCCGCAAAATCAAATCCTGGATGCAGGAAAACGTCTTGCCGCCGCGGCGATGCACCACCAGGCAAGCCCACCGCTGGGTTCGCTCCAGGTATGGCTTAAATTGCGGCCGCGGCAGAATCTCCAGGGTAACACGCTTCATCCGCTAACTCCTCCAATCCGCACCACCACCTCGACCTCGCCGGAATGCTCCAGGTCGATCTTGTCACCGTATTTTTTCGGTAGCATCTTCGACGCCACCCATTTGCGGGCATCGATCTGAAGTCTTGCTTTGGCTGGATCGTCACAGCTATCCGCTATATCCACAATCTCCATGGCGAAGCGGTCTGCCTGGTCTCCTCGCGCACGCGCGTACCTCCCCGAAAAGTCCGAGTGCTTCTCCAACATCACCAGCACCGTCGAATAGGACGGGAACTTGGGATCGCGGCAGATGTTGACCAGGCTTTCTCCCTCGGCGATGCGCTCGCAGATTTTGCCTGACCATTCTTCGACGCCGTACTTTTCGGGCCGGCCTGCTTTCGACTTTACGACAGAGGTGTTGACAACGGTTTCCGACATTACTTTAAAATCTTGTAGAGAACACCCCGTCCCCTTTCAGACAGCGTGTAAAATGTGCGATGCTTGACGGCCAAGCTTTCAAGGCACCCTTGATCTTCGCAGGCTTTTAATGCCTTCCATGCCCCGCCTTCGGTTGCCCCAGTCGCTTCGACGAGCTCGCTGAAGCTGACCAACTCTCCCTCCGCGATTTCGAGGAGGCAGAGTAGTTGAAGGTCGCTCCATTGGCTGCGCAGCTTGCGCTGGATCAAAGTCTTGGCTTGCATGATTTAGAACGGGATATCGTCGTCAACATCGCTGGCTACCACCGGGCTAACAGGCACCGGCTTTGTTGCCGCTTGGCCTTGATAGGCTGGAGCGCGTTCGCCAAGATGCTTCCAGTTGCCCAGGATCGGACCCTTCTCGCCGGCCAGTCGGCGCTCTTTTGAAATAGACTGAACGATGAAACCATCGTATCCGTATTGATCCGTCCCGTCCCGATTCTCCATGAGCGTGAGGTCAAGGTAGGTTCCCTTTTCACCCTGATAGAGCGCGGTCTTGTCGATTTTCTTTACGTCAATTTTTAGCGATTGCATTTTGTTTTTTTAATTGGTGTTTTGACCTGAGAAATTCCGCGGCATTTTGCGCGTCTTTAAGCTTCGTTTTCGCATCGAGAATCACCGGCCCTTCCGGCGTTTCAATTCGCCAACTCCCATCCTTTTCCTTGTAGGCGTAGAAGTTTGCTCGGTTTTCATTCATAATCAATGGGGGTGAGGGTTTGTATTTTGTAGGGTTTTTAGATGAAACCAAGCAGCAGTGATTACTCCTCCTCCGGCTCATCATCGCCCGTCACTCCGTCGTCAAAATCGCGGTGGTCCTCTTCGATCTCCTCCCAGCAGACGATGCAGCTTGGGATTGGATGAGTGGACCGGCAGCGTGAGCAGGTCACTTTGCCACCTCCCGCCACCGTTCGGCCTCGGCTCGCCAGTAGTCGCGATCCGCCACCATCTCGCTGTGGCCATCCTGCCAGATGTGGCAGGCGCGGACAGCTTTATCCCGCTGAGACATTGCTTTTTCGGTTTCGTCTTGTCTAACATTCGCAGATCTGATCGCAGCGGTTAATGAGATTTCAAGATTTGCAGCAAGTTCTCTAGCCTCATCGCGTTCGTGAATTGCCCCAAGGAGACTACCCTCTGCCACTTCTTTCCACTCATTGCGCTCTAGGCATACCTCGTCTAACTGTTTTTGTTGTAACGCACAAAGGTCACGCCTAAAGGCTAGATCAAATCTCGCCTCATCACGCTCGCGTTCTAGCTTACGGGCAAACTCCGCAGGCACACATTGATCGCAAAGCGATCCGTTATTGGCTTCAGAGTCAGTTTCTGGCGTGTCGCTCACTTCTGCACCTCCACTACAGTGATGCGTTCCCAGAGACCATTATCATTGTAGCTATGATTTGATAACTCATAAACATTACCACTTTTAATTGATCTCATCAGCTCATAGGTGCGTGGCTTTGGTTTGATGCGGTAGCGACTGGGTGGGGTATTGAGTAGCGGGGAATCATACCAGTTCCCATCTTTTCCTAACACCTGTATCGTCTTCCCATTAGCTAGTGCTTGGACCAGCGGCAGGTATTCGTGTGCGTTTTGTGCGTTCATGCGTCTACAAGTTTGATTGTTGTGGTGATTTTCGGCACGACCGAGCGAACAACCTCTACAATCAGTAGTGGCTTGCACCAGTTGTCCTTGTCACAGCCTTCCTTCAGACAGGCGCAGGCATCTTCCCAGAAGTTTCGGATGTCGTTTAGTGCCACCTTCTCGGCGGCCTTCTTCGTGGGATACGGGCCAGATGCCTCGTGAGTTCCCAAGGTGCTTCCGCACGTGTCGGTATCAATTATCCAGTATTGTTTGTTCATGGTTGTTCGTGGTAGGTGGTTTCATCATGTGAGTCGTAATCGCTGCCCTCCATGCAGTCGCAGTCGCCACAGAGCAGGCAGACTTCGAGCAGTGCCTTGCGGAATATCGCATCGTGGTTTTGGCGGTAGGCGTCTCCGTCCACCTTGCGTGGGGTATCGCCTTTTCCGGCGTGGTGTTGTCGGTTCATGGCATCACCTCCTTGATTTTGCCGATGAGTCGTTTGATTTGTTTCAATAGAATGTCGTTGTTCACTTGCAGTCTTTCTACCTGGTTCCGCAGTTGCCGGATCACATCCGCCCGCCTGTCGCTGGTTCTTCGGTGGCAGGCCAATTGTTTTTCCAGCAGTTCGATCCTTTTCCTCTGGTGTTCCATCATCTTCGCTTTTTGCCGAATACTTATCATGCTGTTACTTTTCCAAATACTTGTTTGAATTCATTCATAGTTTCCGCGCGCTCTTCTGGCGTGACCTTTTTGACTGGCACCAGCACCTGCGCTAGGGTCGGCCCGGGTGATCGCCGGCGCTGCCATTCGAGCGCATAACCAAGGACATCGCCGATGGTTTCCACGAATTTCGAGCGGTTCCGCGGCTGCCACGCGGGACGCCCCTCTGGAATCGTCGCTCTGAGGTAGTCGCCAATAGCCCGCCAATCGCTCGAGGATACGCTGTGAAGGCTTGCAGCGTTGTGGATGATACTTTGTCGCTCAGAATAACTCAAAGCGATCCTGGACCATTCTGGGCGCAAAGAGCAGATCTTGGCCGCGATGGCTTCCATTCCGCCCACGGCGGCAGTCGGGAGGTTGTCCGAAAATGATTCGCTCTCGCTCGCCCTCTCGGAGAGAGAGAGTTCCTTTCCTATTCCTCTTCCTTTCCTTTCCGTTGGGTTACCGCTTGGGTTTTCCTCGCATACCCCTTGGGTTACCGCTTGGGTTACCGCTTGGGTTATCGCTTGGGTTTTAGGTCGACCACCCTTGACCCCATTTGCTTTTGCAGCCTCAATCTTAGCGTCACTTCTAGCCTTTCCTCCGCGGTGTCCACTCTCCCGATTTCGCTGAAGTTCGTCCTCTTTTTCGGCAGGGTATCCCCACAGAACGAGATCACTGTTAGTCCACGACCAGAGATCACAATCGCTCATCACCTCGTCGCGCATGACCCCGCAGGTCTGCTGCCAGCGCCTGCATTTCCATTCGAGGCTGTTCGCCACAACCCCTCCATTTTCCTGGGTCGCGCAGTAAAGCATGAGCTTTAGCCAAGTCGCCTGTTCTGCCGGCTCACACCCGATAAATTCGGGGGTATGCAGCATCTTCGTTTCTAGATTTAACCAGTTCATTTATTTATTAACCTATAAATGCTTCGATGAAGACTTGCGCTGTCTGAGGCACGATTGCATTGCCGTAGCCCCGCAGGAGTCCCACGCGGCCGGGAACCCCATCAGCCAGCGGGAATGTGCCGGATTCGATACGCCTGGCTTTCCCATCCCGAAATGACAGGAGGTCGAAATTGCTCCAAAAGCCTGTCGCGGCACTGTGTCGTTCCGTTCCTTGCCGTCCTTCCGAAACTGGCTCTTGCTCAGATCCCCGCTGTCTTTGTGATCTCGGGTCGAAGGAGTCGCCCACCCAGTAGAGTCTCTGCCGGATGTGCGGGCCGCCGACACTGTGTGCACCGAGTACTGCCGCCCCGCAGGCGTAGTTTTCAGACTCCAAGTCTGACGATATTCCATCGAGCCAACCCTTGTTAATCGCGCTTGCAACCTGCTCCCCAAACACAACGTCAGGGCGGCACTCGCGGATGAGGTTAAAGAAGGCTGGCCAGAGGTGACGCTCGTCTTTGTCTCCGAGTTGTTTTCCGGCACTGCTGAAAGGCTGGCAAGGGCAAGATCCAGTCCAAACAGGTCGGTCTGCTGGCCATCCTGCGAGTTGCAAAGCGAGGCTCCATCCGCCGATTCCGGCGAAAAAGTGGCATTGAGTGTATTGAGTAAGTTCATGTGGTAGGATTTCAGTTATGGACCGCTCGTCGACGATCCCTTCTGGGATATGTTTTTGGTTGATCAATTCGCGCAGCCACGCCGCTGCTTTCGGGTCAAATTCGTTGTAATAGTTCATTTATTTATTCTGCAATTCTTATAGATTCAGGCATTTTTTCTTCAGGAAACTCATCATCATCCTCTCTCGGACGGATCAGTTTTCTGCGGCTATTCTTGCGGCAGGCGATCGAACAAATCGCCCCGCGTTCGATGGTTTTAAACCCACAAACGACGCAGGGAATCGCGACTCTTACGCTAGGTTTTGAAGGTTTCTCCGCTGCCTGCCAAAACCCACCTTTCGCCAACCGTGCATCAACGATCGGTCCTGGGCTGTGAATGTCTTGTGGTTCTGGCTTAATGTCAGCGGATCGATTTTTCGTAGGCAGGAAATGGAGCATGCCACCTCCCTTGTTTTGATTTGGTAAAAGCATATCGGGCAAATTTTCATGGGTAGATAGAGAGTCGGATCGCGAGTCCAGGGCCGAGGCCGCCGACGATTTCCCAGAATTTGCGAACCGTTAGCTCGACCACCTGGTCATCATCTCCCCAGGCACGAAGCTCTGAGATGGCATCCATCACCGACTTCGCCAGGTTATCGGCGTCGGGTTTCTGCTGGTGCCATCCCGCCGGCGCCTTGCCGCACAATCTCCCACTCTTTAGGTAGTGGGATTTTGGCCGCGGAAGGTAGAAGTCCAGCTCGAGCGATATTGCCTGCTCGATCGCCAAACCCTTGATCGCGAGGCACTGACTTTTAATATGGTTCTTCCAGTCCGTCGCGGTCGCCGGATTATACATTCGCACGGCGCCGCGGATCGAGACAGCGCGAGCGCGAGGCTGCGCTTTCGGCTCGCCATTGACGCGAGAGGTAAAGACCAAGGTCTTCATGCATCCTCCTCTCTGAACCGTTTGGCGGTTTCCCAGGCGGCAGAGTACTCCAGCAGGAAGGCGTCGATCATTGCCCGCAGTTTCTCGGTGTAGGAATCAGGCTCGATATAAAGCTCGAGCGGTTTCATCCCTGGGCAGTAGCTGAAGAAGTGCCAAGGCAAACCCGTCACCATCATACTGAAGTGAACCTGTGGCTTGTAAGTGTCTGGCAGAACTCCTTCCAGCAGATACCGGTAATGCGTTTTCGGAAGCGGGCATTTAATCTCCAATCCGGCGACGTAATTATCCAGATCACCCACGACCAACCCGTCAGGCGAGCAACCGACGATACCGTGCTCGTCAACAGTAACGAACCCGACCTCATTCACCTCCAGGCCAGAGCGCTGGATAAAATGCTGACGAGCAATGGGCTCCATCGCCGTGCCACGCTCGGTAGCAAAGTTCCCGCCCCAGGCATTCTGCCCTGGACAGAGACAGTCGCTGATGAGCTCGTCGATGTAAGCACCACGCTGGGTGGAAGCTTTCCCGCCAGCGGTTAGTATCTTCGAGGCATTCGACGCGGTCAGCTTACCCGTCCTCGCCTGGAACCATTCCTCCGATCCCTGCGTCATGTTAGGCCAAACTTTCATGCAGCCTCCTTTCGTTGGCAGGCAGCCTTGGCTACTTCGCTACGACTCACCCATTCCAGGTTCTCTGGTCGGCAGTCCATGCCGTTTCCATTCAAATATTTCGCGCGCTTGTCAGGGTGAAATCCGTCACAGAAGCATTCGCCAACCAGCCGCGCGATCCGCACTGTGCCAGGACAATGACGAACAAATGCAGTCGCCACAGCACAGCCGCGGTTGTCAGGACGGACCGTGACCTGCTTGAGACCATGGAACAGCAATCCTTTGCGACTCACATAGTAACCAGGGAGAGATGCCGGCAGCCTCCAGTCGTGATTTAATTCCGTAATCATGGCGCCACCTCCAGATCCAACTCGGATTCCACTTCAATCGCCGAAGTCTCGACCTCGACAGGTTTTGGAACCGCAATCTCCAATCCTTGGAATGGGTTGACCGGAGCGCGAGGAGCCTTCTCTGGCTTGGTGATATTTCTGACAGTGATGTCCGTCGCCTCATCCTCGTCATAGATTCCGCCAATTCCGAACGCGACGCGGATGGCCTGGACAATAACTTTGTTTCTCAGCATCCGCCGCGGCATCGAACGCCACGGATCGGTATCGCGCCGGCACTCGTCAAAATACTCAGTGATCTTGATGCTGTGCGCCCGATCCTTTAAAAAAATCTCACAGGTCGCATGCGTCGGCGTCTTGCCGTCCCCATAGACTTCGACAGTCATGCCGTCGTAGTTCGGTTGGCGATTGGCGATCTTCAGCCAGCCGTCGACTGAGACCATCGCGACGATGCCGCCTCCCTTTTTCGGGAAGGCATACATTTCGCGCAGTAGAGGGTTGAGATCATAGGTGTTCGCCGTAACGACCAGGGCTAATAATTCGTCATCAGTCGCGCCCTTGAAGACTGTGTTCTTTAAGGTCGAATGCAGCTTGGCAGGCTCAACGCAGCAGCGGTTAGCCATTAGACTGAGGGCGGATACTTTAGGGGTATTACTAATTGTGTTCATTGGTTTGTGTTTTGGGAGAGAGATTTAAGGGTTTCTTCGAGTTGCTCGTTCTGGCGGACGAGATCCGCGACGACGCGAGCGCACAGCAGGGCTGCCGCGCAGAAGCCGACCGCTGACGCGACCATTGCCGTGAAAATAATCAGTGTGGTGTTCATAGCAGTGAGTACCGGGCGACCTTGGTTTTCTTGAGGGGGACCATCTGCGTTTCGATCGAGTGACCGCTGGTTCGCAGCTCTTCGATTCGAGCCGCCAGTCGGAAGCAACCGAGGTGGTTTAATGCCTGGATCGCAGTGATAGTTTTGCCGCTTTGAAGCCAATCGAGGATGCGTGATGCTTGGTTTGGTTTTTTGATTTTCATGTTTTTCAGTGGAGGAGGTTTTTCAGAACGATCATGGAAACGAGCCACAGTGCGGCGAGTGCCATCGATAGCAGGACCGCTAGCCAGTCGGGCGGCTCGGCGATGATTCGTGGGATTTTCACGCGGCCTCCTTTCGGCTATCGCGGCGGCGCTTCTCGGCGACCAGGGCGGCAATTCGATCGCGCACCCATGAATCCTTGGGCTGCGTGCAGAGGTGGAGAATCGCCCGCTTGAGCGCGTAATCGCTCAACTCGGTGACTAGGATGGTTTGGTGGTTGCTCATTGTTTAAACGCCGCTATACGGACTTGGTACGATTTTAATAAGTGAGAACTTTGGTGCGAAACTTGGGCCGGGCAGCCCGCTTCTTAAGGCCGGCAATAACCTCGTCAAAATCGAAGCGGACGACTGAGCGCTCGCTGACCGTGGGAGTGATCACGCCGTCGCGGTGCCAGCGTCGGATCGTGTGATGGGAAACGCCGAGCTGGTCGGCCAGAGTTTCGTGCGAAAGGAGTTGCATTATTTTTCGTTCGTTAGAATTTCAGCGGCACGATTTCCAAGTTGGAAGCGGACATAAGACGAGACTGTTCGACCGTCTCTTTTGGCCTCTCTTTTAATTCTCTCCATCAGATCGGTAGGAAGCTTGACTCCCAGGTAATCACTGCTTTTTTCGGTGGGAGACTTGATCGTCTCGCTCTGTTGTTGATCAGGCATAAACGACGTTTAACGGAGCTTTACGGACTAGGCAAGCGAAAAGTAAAAAAATTCTAATTTATTTTACACGACGTAAATCGCGGTTAAAATAACGCCATGCCTGCGAAAAAAAACCATGACCGGTCACCAGACCAGACAATGATGGGCGTTTCCATGAGTAAGGAATTAAAAAACCTCATCAAGAGGGCTGCGGATCGCGAAAATAGAACGATGGCAAACTACGCCGTTCACTATTTAAAAGCTGCTGTCGAAGAGTCAGAGCGCAATGCCCGTATAACGGCATTGACT